GGTACGAACGGCAGTGGTGGCAGGCGGAGTACCCGGAAGGAGCCGATGAAGAGCATCGGAAGGTTGTGCTCGAGTTCTTCAAGGCTGAGATCCTCGGTCCCAAGAATCGACCCTCTCCGCTTATCCATGGGCGGAAGAATACCGCCCTCTGCCACGTGGGCCAGATTGATTCCATCTTCACCCGGGATGAAGCCGAGCAGGTGGCGGTGGCAACGGTACAGGCCGGAGCTACGGAGTGTTACTGCCTCTCGTGGGAGTTTGAGATGGATCTCAGGCTTACGGTGAATGCGCTTGAGAAGAAGCACGGGGTCCGGTTGAAGCTCATCCAGATCCCCCGGGAGATCATGGAGCGAAACCGCACCTCCCCGCCACCGTGGCTGGAGGTTGCCGTCCTGGAAGCGGAACCCGTGGTTAAACAGAGTTCCGGCGGAACTACCGTAGACGTCAAGCTCACCAACTTTATGCCGTCCCTTGCGGAAGTCCCGACCAAGGAGCTGGAAGCCATCAAGGAGCGGGCGGTAAAGAGTGGGTTCGACTTTATCGACTTCTGGGCCGTCGATTTCGATTGGGGGCCGAGCCGTCCATTCAACCACCACTGGCAGGACTACCGGACCCGGAAGGATCGCTCCCTCAGTACCGTTAGCAAGGCGGAGCACACCTATGAAAAGCCGGGTACCTACACGATTTGCGTGAAGGTCGTGGACACCTTCGGCAACGACACCATGACCATCGTAAACGTGTCGATATGAGCTCAAATACTACGACATCGCAAGAAAGAGAAAAGAGAAGGCTGAATCGGAGCCCCTATTTTAGTTGATTCTGTGATTCACTATTAGACTACCCGACTGAGAACAAGGAGAAAGAACTTGAATCTATCAAATCAAATCCTATCTGATATCGTTGTCCACATGAAGTATTCCCGCTATCTTCCAAAACTGAATCGCCGTGAGACATGGAATGAGATTGTAGACCGAAACAAGAACATGCACCTTGAACGATTCCCTACCTTATCGAAAGACATTGAGGGTGCGTATCGATATGTGTACGACAAGCAAGTTCTTCCCTCAATGCGAGCTCTTCAATTTAGTGGGAAACCGATTCTTGTAAACAACTCTCGACAATATAACTGTAGCTATCTTCCGATAAATCACCCTGATTCGTTTTCTGAAATTCTGTTCTTGTTGTTGTCCGGTACTGGAGTCGGTATTTCGGTTCGGAAGGAGCACGTACAGCTTTTACCAAGATTGAAGAAGCCGTTTCGGAATCGGGGAAAGAAGAAGCGGTATCTGATTGGAGACTCAATTGAGGGGTGGGCAGATTCGATTAAGGTTCTCGTGGAATCTTACTTTTTCGGAAAGCAAGAAGTAGATTTTGATTTTCGAGATATTCGCCCGAAGGGGTCACAACTCATAACCTCCGGTGGAAAAGCCCCCGGCCCCGAACCCCTTCGTGTGTGTATTGCCTCGGTACAGTCTATACTTGAGGATACACTTTCAAGGGGAGGATTTCTTCGACCGATAGATGCTCATGATATTGCGTGTCACCTTGCTGATGCGGTACTTGCAGGTGGAATACGGAGGGCTGCGATGATATCGCTTTTTTCCCCAGATGATTCCGAAATGTTAGAGGCAAAGACCGGTAATTGGTGGGAAACGAATCCACAGCGAGGACGTGCAAACAATTCGGCCGTTTTTGTAAGGTCTGAAGTTACACGTGAACAGTACGATCACTTTTTTGACTATGTACAAAACTCCGGTAGTGGAGAGCCCGGTATTTATTGGACAAATGATGCGAATGGGGAGTATGGGACAAATCCGTGTTGTGAGACATCTCTACAAAATAATTCCATGTGCAACTTAACTGAAGTGAATACTGTAGGGGTAAATACACAATCAGAACTAAATGCGCGTGTGAAAGCCGCTACTCTTATTGGAACGCTTCAAGCGTCGTATACGGATTTTCACTATCTACGAGACATTTGGCGGCAAAATCAAGAAGAAGATGCACTTTTGGGAGTTTCTCTCACCGGTATTGCTTCCGGTAACTTGGATAGTCTCAATTTGAGAGAAGCCTCTCAACTGGCGATAGAAACAAATCGCTATTATGCGGGGCAGATTGGAATTAACCCCTCAAAACGGATCACTACGATCAAACCGAGTGGTACGGCAGCAACGGTACTTGGCAGTTCATCGGGAATTCATGCGTGGTTTTCTCCCCACTACATTCGTCGTATTCGAGTAGGAAAGAATGAAGCTATCTATACGTATCTAAAGCTGATGCACCCAGAATTGATAGAGGATGAGTTTTTTCGTCCCGAAACGCAAGCTGTAATTTCTGTACCTCAAAAGGCACCAAAGGGTGCGATTATGAGAAGCGAGACGGCGATTAAATTTCTCAATCGTATTCGGAAGTACAACTTAGAATGGATTGCCCCCGGATCATTAGATGGGCCGAATCATCATAACGTGTCGGCTACCGTTTTCGTGAAAGATCATGAGTGGGATGATGTACGGGAATGGCTGTGGAGTTATCGAGGTGATTATCACGGTGTTGCGATTCTTCCCTATGACGGTGGTTCTTACCAACAAGCTCCATTTGAGGAAATCGATGAAGAACGGTACAATGAATTATACAACTCACTTATTGAGGTAGACCTTTCATTGGTCATTGAAGATAAGGATATGACTGATCTTCAGGGTGAGGCGGCTTGTGGAGGTGGATCATGCGAGATAGTGTAATAGACCTAAAATTTACCAAGATACGAGACGTACAGTCTCCACGAAAGTCTTGTGAAACCGATGCGGGAATTGACTTTTTTGTTCCGCGTGTTTCAGATGATTATATAAGTCAATTAAAATCTCGTGATGTTGCAGTGATAGTGGGAGACTATGCACGTATATTAGTGCCCCCTCACTATACTGTCGTGATTCCATCGGGGGTATATGTAGACATTCCGTCTGGATGGTCACTTGTTGCGTTTAACAGATCGGGAATCGCTACCAAGAAAGGGCTTGATTTAATGGCATGTGTCGTAGATTCCGGGTATCAAGGAGAGGTATTCTTCTCCCTGAAAAACATGAACAGGTTCAATACTTGGATTGATTTTGATTCTCCGATCGTTCAGATGCTTCTTTTACCGGTACCGGATATTCGCATTGAAGAGGTTGACGGAGGGCCGGAATCCTTGTATAATGGTGCAAAATCTACCCGAGGAACCGGGGCTTTAGGGAGTACGGGATGAGCGAGAGAATGTTTGTTGTAGGTGATCTTCATGTTCGTTGGGAAGAGCCGTGGGCTACAGTAGTCGATAATCGATTTCTTCCCTTTCTTCTTGAGCAAGTAGAAAGGGGGGACACTGTGTTGTTTCTCGGGGATACGTTTCATCGTGCCCGCCCGTATCCCGAAGAGATTGAGATTGTGTTTCATATTATAGAGTCTCTTAAAGGAAAAGGGGCGGATACTATTCTCCTGAATGGGAATCATGAATACAGTCGAGATATATTTGCTACTTCAATTCTCAAGAATCGGGCTATTGTGATATCAAGGCCAATGGTAATGTCTTTTGGAGAATCAAAACTAGCTTTTCTTCCATGGTCTCCACATCGAAGCGCCTATAGTGAATATACCATGATTGAGGAGGAAGACGTTCACATTCCGGTAGAGGATATTGACTATCTTTTCTACCACTTCCAAGATGAATCGATATCGTTTGGTGGGGAAAGTGGTGTTGATCTATCGAAGTTTCGGAATGCAACTCGAATGGGTGGGGATATCCATATTGCATCGAAGAACTATGTTGGCACCCCTTACCCCACACGCTATGATGAACGGGGACAAATCGGTCGCTACTTCATTCTCAATCCTGATAGGACTCATTCAGAACATAGTTTTCCACAATGGATTGACTACGTGAGCGTTCCATTCGGGGAGAGGGTAATTGCTCCATTTGGGGAGGATGAGGACGGACCTGAGTTCCCTATTATCGATATTGAGAACGCCCCGTCCACTCTTGAAGCGCAAAAGATGTATCGAGATTATTCGATTCATAGAATTTCTCTTCAAGAAGGAGAAGATCGAGACGTGTCGGGTTCTGGGTTATCATCTGATGAGGATATGAGTGATTCATCTATCAAAAAGTTCTTTGAGGAATATATCACTATTAACAATGTAACGGGGGGAATAGCCTCGTATTTGCAGAAAAAGCTTTTTGAAGGGAGGGCGACTGCATGATCTATTCATATCGAGATATGGAAACAGGGGAAACGGTAGATCGTGAGTTTGATCCGAAGGGAAGGGTTCCTGATATGTTTACACAGAATGGGCGATTGTTTGAGCGGGTGTGGTCTTCTTCATTGCATGTTCCTTTCCAGTGGACGGATCCTCTTAATCGTCCGAAGTATGATAAGTCACCAAGTGGAAAAAAACACTACTGGTGATACGGGGATTTTGGAGTATAATGTATGGCAGAAACATTTCTGAAACGGTTACAACGGTTCTTTCAGGTAGGGACGGGGAAAACGGGGAGAGGGCGAAATACAGTTGTTCCCCTTGACGTAACCGTAAACAAAAACAATATCCCAAAAACTCGAAATCTGAAAATGACTTCTGATATACAGAGGTTGTGGGACTGGTACGTAGAACAAAACTCAGATTCATCGAAAACCCTAAAGGACCGAATGGATCGATACAATGATCTTGAGTATATGGTCTACAATGATACCGTTATTTCGATGGCGGTTGAGTTGTATGCCGATGAAGCCTCTCAAGCGGATATGCAGTCTGAACCGATTATGGTGGAAGCAAGTCCCAAGATACGGACGGCTATACAAGGGCTTCTTGAAACGTGGGGAGTCAATCAGACCTATGTACGAGAAGTTGCCTACAACCTTGCATTATATGGTGATTCATTCGATGCAAATGTATATAGCCCGGAAAGTGGGATAGAGTCTGTTGTACCGCTTGATGTTCGATCGGTTACCGAGCGAATTGAGTTTAAGGCGGCAGAAGTTGCAAAGATACACAATAATTCTGGAATGCGGCAATATCTTTCGTCTCACAACCGAATCGATTCTCTTGTAAATGACTTGTCTAATACAAAATCAGAAGTTGGAAAGTACTTCAATTCGTTCTTGATTGCCTACAGTGTAGACGGAATTCTAAACTATCTTCCTCCTTGGGCGGTGAATCACTATCGATTCTTCTCACGCAGAAGTGAGTTCTGGCCTTACGGAAGATCACTGTTCATAAACCTTGTTGGACCTTTTCGGCAACTGAAGACATCTAAGAATCTAATGGCAATTTCACGAGCAATGAAGTTTCCAAAAGAAGTGTATGAAGTTGAAACTTCAGAGCAGATGACGGCTATTGAGAAGTGGGATGCGGTGAATGAGGCACGACAAGAGTTTCAGAATCTTGGAAACTCGAATCAATCAAAGGATTCGTTTTCTGCCGGTTCTGAGATTTGGATACCCGCCGGGCTTCTCAATTACAACACCTATGAGAACAATCTCCGTCTTGAAGATATTGCCGACATTGAACTTCTTCGTGACGACTTGATTATGGGTACGAGAATACCAAAGGGCTACCTTGTAGTTGATCAAGCATCCTTCGGGACTTCCGGCCAATCACTTCTTCAGCAACATAAGCCCTTTGGTAGAGCGGTTTATTCCATTCAGAGCGTTATTCTACAAGAGCTTACTCGGTTAATCAAAATTCACTTCCTTATGACGGAGCAGTTTGAAAAGGAACATACGAAATTCGATCTTCTTATGAACTTTCCCGTTATGGAAGAAGCCGATGACCGATTGAGAATGAAGGGAGACACCCTCGGGCTTGCGAATGACATTCTATCAAATCTTGGCAATGCGATGGGGCTTGATCGGGAAGGATTCCCACCTGAGATTGTGAAGATGATATTTTCAAAGTACTCATTCCTTGACTCTGATGTTGTAGAGGAGATCATTAAGGGCATGGAGGCGTTTAAGAACGCGAATGCCGCTACTGATGGAGCAGACGGTTCTTCTCAAATGTGGGCTTCCCGCACTCGCCTTGTAAATCGACTACAAGAATCCGAGGAAGATGGGTTGTTTTATGAAGCACT